GAGCCGCAGGAAGAGCCGATTCCCCGCTGGCACGACGAGATTTGCCGCTTTGTTCTGGACGAATGGGAAATGGGGCAGAGCCATGTCTATGAGATGAACGCCTTGTATGACGACATCTACGACATGATTCGCGGGGAGAGGCCGACGAAGAATTACGAATGGCAGTCCAATGTGGTCATTAACAAGGTGTTTCAGATCATTTGGACGGCAATACCATATCTCATGGCAAAGATATTCGGCGCGTCGCCCATCGTCGCCGTGCAGAGCTTCGACCGGAAAGGGGCGTGGCAGCGGGAAAAGCTGATCGAGTTCTGGAACACGATGCAATGCACCCAGGACAAGAGCCACGTCACCTACTTCACGACCATGACCCTATGGCTGCTTCGCGCCGCGCTAAACGGCGTCGGGTTTGTCAAAAAGGGCTGGCATCAGAAATTGGACAAGGTGTCGCAGGACCTGGCCGTGGACATCCCAGACACGGTGAATGTCGCGGGCGAGGTGTCATACAAGCGCGAAAACAAGAAATACACCGTCACCATTCCCCTTGAGGATTGGCCGGTCAATCAGGTGGTCAACAACAAGGATATTGTCGTCGATTGGAATTTACAGCCGGGGCAGAGCTGTCGGCATGGACGGTTTGTGATCCACCGTTCACTTACCGATTTGGATTCCCTGAAGTCGTCTGAAATCAAGTACGAAAATCTTGACCTGATTCCACGATCGTCGGCTCCCCTCCCCGACGATCACAGTCAGGACCATTCTGCTGCTCTGTCACGGGATGGTCTTGACTGTCCTCCTGATTCCGAGGTTTACACGGACGTTGAGGTTTACGAGCGTGTGGGGCTGGTTCCGGTGATCAAGTTTGAGGGGGATTATATTCCCGTTCTCAACAAGGACGTGGAAGACTACCAGATGAAGCACATGATCGTCACGGTAGCCAAGACGGACGCCGGGAACACGCTGATTCGATGGGAGCCGAACCCCTACGACCAGATCAACTACATTGATATGCAGCTCTATCTTGACGAGGAACGCTGGAACCCGATGGGGCTGATCGAGCCGGTGAAGGACTTGCAGACCGCGAACAACGATCTTGTGAACGGGATGATGGACCAGATATGGCAGAACCTCATGCCCCCGGTCATGGTCAACAAGTTCGGCATCGTGGATTGGGACACGATCCAGTATGCGCCGCAGCAAAGATGGCTTGTCGGCGGCAATCCCGCTGAAGTGTTCATGTTCAAGGAGCCGTCGAATATCACACGCGATGCGTGGCAGGAGCTTGTCTATATCGACGCGCAGATGCAGCTCATCCAGCCTGTTAATGCCACCGTGCAGGGGCAGGGGAAAGAGAACAAGGCTACCACATCCAGCCTGAACGCGCAGTTTTCGATGGGGCGGTTGGATTTCCTTGTGAAGATGATCGAGCAGACGGCGTTGATCCCATCCGCGCAGATGGATTTGGCCTTTGCCAAGAAGTTTGCACATCCGCTGACCATCAAGGCGATTATCGGGGAGCCGATGATCGGCGGGGAATGGGAGGATATTTACCACTATCGGCCGGCGGCGGCAGGCGTGAAACTCGACGTGCAGAAGGATACGGAGATTCAGCAGGATTTGCAACTGATCCAGGTTGTTTCCACAATCAACAACCCAAACACGCCGAAGATCGTCAACAAACTATTGGCAAACATTTTCCGCAACCGCGATATGCCGATGGAAGCGCAAATGCTGGATGAGAATTATTTTGAACCATCCGGGGAAGCCGGACAGTTGCAGATGCTTCAGAAGGTGATGGGGAACAAGCAGGCGAACCAGTCGGGCGTTCCGATGGGACAGGCGCAGGCGGGAATGAGGCAGAAACAGATTGAGGGGATGCGGGGGGGAATGAATGGCTGATGAGACCAATGCGATTGCCCTCTTGTGGAAGGTGCTCTACGGCGAAGAGCTGGAACAGACTCCGGACCCAAACAAGCCGGAAAACCTTCCCTACTACAAGGCAAGACGGGAACAGCGGAGAAAGGAACTGTCCTCCTTTTACAATGGGCCGGGGAAGGTCTTGTTTGACGGATGGGAGAAGCGGGTGAAGCAGTTGAACCTTCAACTGATTTCCTCGCCGGAGGCGGACAAGTGCTCGTGCCAGACTTGTCTGATTGTCCGTCAGATCAAGTCGATCATGACGTTGTGGATTGAAGCTATGCAACTTATGGGCCAAAAGCAATGAAAAGGGAATCGGCGCTGGCCATCGTTCGGGAGATTGACGCTTTTCGGCGCAAATACGACCTATGGCAGAAGGTGGAGATGGAGCACAAGCCGGACTTGCGGATGATTACCGTGTCCATTTCGATCAAGGTGGACGAGCCGCAAAAGGCGGCGGCAAAAGAAGCGACCAAGTAAGGAAGTAAAGAACAGACATACCGAGCACCATTTAGGGCCGGAATTGCAGCAATTACGCTGCTTTCCGGCTTTTTTATTGGGGAAAGGGAGAAGCAACATGGCAGAGGAGCAGGATACCGGAGCACAAGCGGCCCTGCCCGAAGGAGAACAGCAACCTACGGGACAGGCAGGACAGCCCCCCACGGAAGAAGCGGGAGGGGAAAAGGAACCATTTGACGAAAAGCAGAAGCAATATCTCGGAAGCTGGTTGGGTCGGATCGTCAAGAAGCAACTGAACGATGACATCGTACCGTTATTGAAACAGACGGTGCAGGAGAGGCAGCAGCAACCGGCATCGCCCATTCCAAGCGCGGCAACGGATGACGCAATGAAGGCGTTCAACGAGAAGTTACAGGAGAAGATTTTCGCGGGGAATGTCGTGGAGGCGGTGCGCGACGTGATGGAATTTCAGGGCAGGGTGAAACAGAACATCACGCAGGCGCAGAAGGTAGAAACGGCGCGGATGATGACCGCATACATCGACAAGCCCTACTACAAGGACGTTGCGGAAGACATGGGGAAGATCGCGCAAATCAAGGTTGGGCAGGGATGGCCCGCGCAGGCTGCGGTTGAACATGCCTACACGGAAGCGAAGGCGCGTTATCTGGAGGACAAGATGGCGGGGGGAAGCGGGGATAGGAATTTGGGGATGTTGAGCGGCGGTCGGCCTACGCCACGGCAAAAGACGTTGGTTCTTCCGCCGAATCTGAAGGCGGCGGCGCAGAGGGACATCGGCGCGGGGCTGTTCAAGGATGAAAAGGAATGGGTCGCCGCGATGGACCCCGGCATTCGGGAGAAATACGGACTGTAAGCGATGGACTGGTCTGAATACTTAGGCAGACAGGGACGTTACGGCGACACGATGGTTGCCCACATCAACCCGCGTGAGGCCGCGATTTTACAGGCGTTGGGCGGGAAGGGGAGCGTCAATCCGAGAACAGGGCTTCGGGAGTATTGGGATTCGGATGCAGGCGATTCTATGGGCGGCCCGGCGGATGCGTCCTCGATGGGCGAAGGAAACAGCGACCCGTCATCGGGAATGTCGAGCGGATACGGCTCCATGTCCTCTGTCGAGCAGGAACAGGCCGATAAGGAATTTGGCTCAACAATGGGGTCTTACGGACTGGATTCCTTCACCTCCATTGCGGAAATGGCGCACTCCAAAAATTCGATGATGGAAAATGTGATGGACGCCCTCACGTCGATGTCCCCGATGGACGCCTTATCCGCAATCGCGACCTACGGAATGCCCGCCCTGGCACTCGCTTCGGCGTTTGCCACCGGCGGACTGACAGGACTGATCGGCGCGGCGGTCCCCGCCGCCGTAACCGGGGTCATGGGGAAGGAGGCTAAAAGCGGATTCGGCTTTGCCGATATGACACCCGAAGAACAGTCCGCCGCGATTGCCGCAAACCCGACGGATTTCGGCACGGCGGACATTGAAGGTGCCGGGGAAACAAAGTGGACAAAGGGCAAATTCAACGAGCAGGCGGATGAGACGGAAGGCGGAACGTTAAACGAAGACGGCAGCATTAAAACAACCTCGGACACAACTACGGACAGCACCGAATCTGAAACAGCCAGCCTGCTTAAATCGCTTAACTACGATGTTTCCGATTCCGACGCGCAGGAGTCCATTTCCGAAGATCTGAAGTCCATGCAGGATCAGATTTCGGAAAAGCTACAAATTGTGGACCTCAAGGGCGCGGTGGAACTCGGCAAGGAATTTACCGAATCGGCTACCGCGAAGGCGAAACTGGCGAGGGCGATGGACAACTTGAGCGTCCTTCCGGGCTACGAAGAGATCAAGGAC